GAAATAGAAAAGTATGGAATGTTAATGGTGCATCTAACTTGGAAGAGTTAAGAGATAGAACATCAAGACAAGTATTGAGAAGATTAAAAACTGATGTATTAGATTTACCTGAAAAAATTATTACCCCAATCTATTTGAGATTAAAATCAAAAGAATATGAAAATGTTATGGGGGAATATTATGAATGGTATAATAAAAATCCAAATGAGTCAAAATCATTGACCGTTCAATTCAACAAACTTATGAAAGTAAGACAAGTTATTGCCGATGAGAAAGTTCAGGAAACTATTGGTTTGATTGAGAATATATTGGAACAAGGTAAAAAAGTAATTGTATTTACAAACTTTACAGATAGCTTACAAAAAATACATTCACATTTTGGAAAACAATCAGTTTATTTGGATGGGACTTGTAGTAAAGTTCAAAGACAATATTCGGTCGACCAATTCCAAGAAAACGATAAAATAAAAGTATTCGTTGGGAATATTCAAGCTGCGGGTGTGGGTATTACATTAACTGCGGGTGAGGTTGTGTTGTTTAATGACTTATCTTTTGTTCCTGCACATCACCAACAAGCGGAAGATAGAGCTTATAGATATGGTCAAAAAAATTGTGTTTCAGTTTACTATCCCATCTTTGAAAATACAATTGAAGGCGTTATTTATGATATGTTGATTAACAAAAAGAATATCATTGATACCGTGATGGGGGACAATTTGGATAAGGCCGAATTCATTGAACAAATTATGAATAGGATTAACACCCCCCAATGATATTTATAAGATATTTATATCTTATGGAAAACAAAATAGAACTATTAAAAGAAACTATATTATTAGGTGAAAGTTTAATAACTGAAGCCAAGAAGATTGGTATTGATAAATTACCTTATGGTTATGACTCATTAACCAGATTCATTGATGTAAAAACAATGAATGTTCATTACAACAAACACTATAAAGGATATGTTAAAAAACTTAACGATGCCTTATCAAAAAAGAACTATGGTAATGTTGAATTGGAAGATATTATCAAATCAATAACAAGATACCCAAAAGTAATTAGAAATAATGGTGGTGGGGCTTACAACCATTCATTATTTTGGAAAATGTTATCACCTGAGAAACAAACAATCAAAGGAGAAATATTAACCAAAATTAATAAAGAATTTGGTTCTTATAAAGAATTTAAGAAGAAATTTGAAGAAGAATCTATTGGAAGATTTGGGTCAGGTTGGGCTTGGTTGGTATTAACCAAAAACAATAGATTAAAAATTATGACAACACCAAATCAAGATAATCCCCAAATGAATGACATTAATGGTGGTTATCCTTTATTGGGATTGGATTTATGGGAACATGCCTATTATTTGAAATATCAAAGTAAGAGAGATGAATATATTAAAAGATTTTGGGATGTTGTGAATTGGGAATTTGTTGATGAGTTATATCAACTCAAAAAAAAGAAAGAAAAAATAACGGAACAAGTTACTTTTAAACTTAAAGATTTTTTAAATATTTTGGAACAACAACAATCTTTGTTTCCTGAAGAAGAAACAAACCTTGATTATTTAAATTCATTTTGTCTTAAAAAATCTCAAAGAAAAGGAATTTCAGATCCTTTCTGTAAGTTACTGAAATTGAGAAAACAATTAAGAAATAATGAACTTGAACAAAGTTTGAATAATTCGTTTGAAACTTTAGTGAAATTCTATAATTTCAAAAGAACAACATCGTTACAAAAAGTTATTGATATTTCACTATCAGATGAAAATTATGGTAGAACAATTTCATTCTTGAAAATACTTACGGACTTTATAATAAATGACATATTTGAAAAACACGAAATAAAAAAGAGATTATCCCAATTGGAGACTACTGATATTTCCAAAGATGATTTGAGTGATTTATTGAGTGCGGTTAGGGAATTAGAATATGCAAAATATGAAAAATCATTTGAAGGTGATGAGTTTGATATCAAACAAACCAAATTATCCTTACCGTTATCGTGTAATCCTAAAGAATTTTACACATTATTCGAATTATTAACACTTTTTAAAAGTGGTGAAAAGAATTTCGATGAGTACGTTAATAAAATGAAAAATTGTATTGGGAAGGCATTGTCAAGTGATGTTCCACCAATCAAAGCTGATTTAATAACTAAGAAACCATTATATGTTATAGACGAAAATAATAATAAAGAATTGGTATTTAATCAAGACACACATTTTGAAGTTAAAAAAATGGACGTTGAAGTTGATAGTTATCTTTCAGAGTTTTTCTCTATTTTCAAACAAAGTAATTTAAAAAGTATAAAAAAAGATTATTTGGATGAATACAATAAAGTTATTAGTGTAATTTACAATTATGTAAAAGAAAATGGGAATTATTATTTGGAAAAAATAAAAAGTCAAATTAATGGAATTATATTTGACAATAATTTAATTGTTCCTATAGAAAATTTACATTTTTATTGGTCTAATAAAGGACAAAGAGGATGTGATGAATTAAGATTAAGTATTAGATTCAGAATCAAACCTGATGAGAATAATCAAATCAATACATATATATACACTAAAGGTTCGGATATATTAGTCCAAAACCCAAGAATGGTTTCTGATTCTTTTTTCAGAAAATATAAGGACGAAATAAAGTGTCCGTAATATTTATTAATAAAACCTAAAGATGTCAATAATATCAGAACCAGAAAGAACCCAATTATATACGAGACTTAGACACATGTTAGGTGCTCCATTGAGAAGTATTGAATTGGAAGATGAACAATTAGATTCTTTATTAGCATTGTCAATTGAAGATTATTCTCAATATATCCAAGATTGGTTAATCGAATCTCAATGGTCATCACTATACGGATTAAATTTGGATACAGAATCATTAACCAAAGCATTCATTACCAAAAGTTTTGATTTTGAAGACCGTTATTCTTACGCATATTCAAAAATAGTTGGATTACAAGCTGGAGGTGATAATGTAATGAAAAAAGATTATATACAACTCGTACCCAATCAACAAGTATATGAAATTCCTGCTGGTCGAGAATTAAATGAATTATTGTGGTTTACACCTAGTACAATAAATAACATTTTTTTTGATGCCTTTTCATTTGGGGCTTTTGGTGGTACCGGTGTAGGTGGACCTGGTGGTTTTGCCCAATTGGGTAATACCGGTTCATATTTTATGGCACCTGTCTTTGATATGTTATTAAGGATGCAAGAAGTCAACATCCAAAGAAGAATTATTGCTGGTGATTTGACTTATCGTATCACAGCCCTACCTGAAGGTAAAAAAGCAGTTCACTTAATGCAAACACCTGGTGGTAAATTTGATTTTGGAAATAGATCGCTAATGGGTGGTAAAGTTTGGTATTGGTATTATGAAGTTGATGGTCCTGATAGAGATGATTGTTTGAAAAAAAATCCTGATATTATTAAATTACCATCAGATGTTCCACTTAGTAAAATTGGTTGGACTGATTTAAATAATCCAGCCCAAATATGGGTACGTAGATGGTTTTTTGCTACGGCTAAGGAAACATTATCTAAAGTTAGAGGTAAATTTAGTGGAAATATCAAAACTCCAGATTCAGAGTTAACTATGGATTATCAATCTTTAGCTACTGAAGGAAAAGATGAAAAATCAAAATTACTTGAAGAATTAACAGGAGCTGAAGGTAAATTAACCAGGTTAAGACCTGAAAAGGTTATGGAAAGAGAAGCTTTAATTGCTGAAAATTTAAACAAGGTAAAGAAATTCCAAGCTATGCCAAGACAAATCTATGTAATATAATGAATGAAGTAATCAAAAAGAAAATAGGTGACGTGTCTAAATCCCTCAAGTATGGTACACTACCGGCTCAAACAAACAAAGTTAAAAAAATTGTTGACATTCCATCATATACTACAAATGGTGAATATCTAATTGTTGTAAAAAATATTGATTTCTGTGAAGTTTTTTTAGATGGTCAAACAACTGAGTCAATAAAAATAAAAGTTTTAACAAGAGTATCTATTAAACCAATCAATTCATTAATCGATGATAAATACGATGAAATAGAAATTGAAAATGGTTCTTGTGTTGAACTTGAATTTGTTGAAGGCGGTTGGTATATAATCTCCTCAGATGGTATGAAATTAGAATAAAAATTTAACCCCACCTTTTGAGTGGGGTTTTTTATTTTAATTAATATATTTTTCCCACCCTTCTTCAGCCAAGTCATAAATATAGTTGGGGTCAATTCCCCTCTTTTCCCAATACTCCAATTCCTTTGGTTCTAAATCTAATAAGTCTTCTTGAATTCTATCTTGGTCTTTTTCTTCAAATGGAACACCATTAATCAATTCACATTGTTGACTTGTAAAGAAAGTTCTTTTCTCAGGATTATCAACAATTAAGTTATCTCTAACATCTTGTTTAAATACAATTAACAGAGGTTCAATACGATTATTGAATGTTGTTATTGCTCTTGGTACATTGTAATCCCCAGTCATATTAGGATTGTTTTCAATATCGTTTGAATTTAACATATAACAATTAAGTTGAATAACAGAATCAATTTGGTCTGGATTAATTTTAGTATTTTGGAAATAAGTTTTTAATTGTTCTTCACTCCATCCTTTTTTTGGTTTGTTTACTTTTTGTACATCTCCGTGACTTGCTTTAGTTCCATTATTAACATAATAAATTACTTCACCAAGATTAACTTTTAGATTGTGTTTAATTACCAATTCCATATGAGCCATTCTAGACATAGCACCACCTGATTTAGTAGTTTGTTTTGACCTCTCAATATAATCTTTGATACTCAACTTAACTTTAGCTCTTTGGGCAATTTTAAGGAGTGGAATTTCTTTATTATAAATCTTTGTAAGGTATTCATAATACCACTCAACAAATTGTTGACCTTCACCCTCCAATAAAAGTTTGATAGCTTTATCCAAGAAATCCTCAATATATAATGGAAGTTTTTTGGATTTGATTGAGTTACCTGTAAGTTTAACTTTACCATTATGTTCCATTGTGGCATAGTTCTTTCTTGCCAAATTAATACAAGACTTCCAAGTACCATCGCAATCAAGGGCCATTGCTCCCCTCATAAATATATCATTATACTCCGCAACATCAGCATCACAACCTCGATATTCTTTATCTTTCTTAACTTTCCAATTAAGACCTTTACCTATATAAACTCTGTCATCAACACCACCTTCAGGTAATGAGAAGTTCTGACCATCCGTATCAC